ACTTTCATATCCTGACCAGGTACTAACATCGTTTCATCAACATCAAAAACTAAATTACCTGCTAATGCCAAATTATCAATAGCCATTCTAGCATGACCATTCATAATTTGTTGTGAGTCTTCCATATTCTCTGCAATACCTACACCAAAAAATTGATAAGGATTAACTTCATATGGACAAACTAAATAAGGTATTCTTTTTGGAGTGAATGGATTTTCTACTAATCTTAAAATATTATTACCACATATCCATGCATTTACATGAACAAAATCCATATCCTCTTCAACATCTAATCCACACTCTTTAGCAATCTCTGCATCTAAAATACCCCAGTACTCTAAAACTTCAAATCTATTATTATATACACTGGTAATATTTTCTCTATCATATAATGAAGATTCATATCCTCTGACTTGATAGTTAGGTCCTTCTGATAAAGCTGCTTCAATTGCTTCACTATCAAACATAGGTTTCTTTTTTAAATCAACTAATTGTTGTTTATTAAAACTATGTCTTTGAATTACATAATCACAGTCATCAATATTGGTAGCATTTGGATCTGGATAAAAATCCCAACAAGATACTGCTTCAATACTTGGTACTGATTTTTCTTTTGCTATATAAATATTTACATCTTCAACTCTATCATAGCTATGATATGTTTTAGTATTGGTAAATGGACCTTTAATAATTCCTGTACCCATTAACGCCATTTCAAAAAATGTATGACGCATAATAGTTACTGCTTTAGATTCTTCTAATTGATCATGAATAACTTTTTCCATTGCCTCTGCAGCCATCTTAGCTGGTTCAATTTGAGGCTCACCTTGAATAGAAGATCCTTCTTCAAATCCTAATTTCTCATAATCCTGTGCAACAGTTCTTAATAAATCAGAAGCAGTTGCTCCTGGAGGAATAGTTTTACCATCACCTATATAACCATAAATATCTTTTGGTTCTATATTTTCTGGTAACTCTTCTTCTGCTTGTTGTGCTTGAGGATTTAATCTTGCATACTCTGCAGAATTTTCTGGAACGGGTGTAGGTTTAACTCCTAGTGGGAATTTACCTTGTGAAAATAATACTTCAATAATTTGACCAAACGCAGCAAGAACTTTAGTCTTTGTAATTTTTACAAATACTTTAGATTTTTCATTATCACGAAAAGCCATTTCAGGACCATAGAGACCTCTATAGTTTCTGTAAGCTTTTAACCATCTTTTCTCATCATATACTTTTGAAGTTTCTGATTCTTGAAACTTATTACGAATATGACCAACAAGATTATTACCGTGATATTGTTCTTGTTGATTGTCGTCAGCCATTATAATATTATTTTAAATTAGTAATCTCTTTCTTCTGCCATTCTAAAGATAGATTGGTCAACACCTGATTTAGATTTACCTTTTGCATCAGTGCTAGTGTTCATAGAACCTTGAGCAACTTTTTGATTAGCATTGATTTCTAATTTATCATTAGGTCTCTTTGCTTCACTTGCAGAAGATAATTCTCCGTGCATAACTTTTTTCATCATGGTTATTCTCCTTCGATTATTCCGTATTGTTTGTTTTTCTTACCTTGTAGGTTAGAATATTTTTTATTGAGTTCTTTCTTAACGTACTCTTTAGATTCTTTTTCTAGTATAGGACTTACACCAGCATAAACATCTGCAATGTAATTTGATTTTAAATTAGCAGGTTTTGGTTCTGGTTTAATGTTTGTCATATTAAGGTTTAGGAGGATAATAATTATCACCAGATAATAAATCTGTTTCCCCATATTTTTTACCTTTCGGCTTTCCTTTTTTTTCGTTAGCTTTTTGCTTATATTTTTTATTTAATTTTTTAGCTTTATCATAAGCTGCACTAGAGGCAGCAGTTGACCCCATACCTATTAAACCCATCATTGGAAGTCCAAAATCAGTTGGGTCTGATCCAAAAGCTTTATCTTGCTTACGTTCTTTTGGAGTTTTTTTAAATTTAGGTTCTTTTAATAAATCGTCCATTAGTAATCTTTTTCATCTGCCATATTAAATAAACTCATTTGTACATGCTCTGAACCTGATGGTGAAGGATAATTAATATCCTTTAAGTAATTTTCAGATTCACCTTTACCTGGTGCATGTTTTTTAAAATCAATATTCACAGTAGGCTGGTTAGGTTGTTTACCATCAGCAGCTGTGCTTAATTGACCTTGAGTTATTTTAGCATTTGGATTAAATGATTTTTCCATATGTTGTCTCCTTAGTTATCTTTTAAACGTTTTAGCTTAAGTACGTTTTTCATTGGTATGGTTGTTGTTGATCCACCTTGTTTAATATCTTCATTAGGTTCAAAGCTGTAATCAGCCATGAGTATAAGTTTAGATTGATCTTGATAAACTAACCAACCAACACTACAGCATACTGCAGTTTCTGATTTCTGAATATCTATGATGTCGTTCCATGATGATTCAGATACAATATCTTCCCACCAAACTTTAACAAGTTTATATGGAAAATTTTTATTATTTCTTTTTGGAAGTTTTTTTACTTTTCGTTTTAGTGACACCTTTTAACTTCCCTTTATTTTCTGTTGCATAAAAAACAGCTTCGCCTTTCTTTTTGCCATACTGTTTTTCCATAGACTTTTTAATTTTTTTTCCTTTTTTTGTAAGTGGCATATTAGTATCCAAACTTTGTATCTACGGGTATGAAATTAGATTCATTGTTATAATTTCTAAAAGCTTTAGCATACCCTGGATGCATAGGTCTACTCATACATCCATATCGTAAAGCATCATATGCATGATCTTCTGCCTTTGTGTCTACATCTTCAGGATTGTTTTTATCAATCGGTAGTGTACCTAATGTTCTAATTAAGTTTCTACATGTAGAAAAAATTCTTAGTCCTGGTTCTTTGGTATCAGGATTAATAGATAATCGTTTATGAACTTCTAGTTTTCCACTGATTCTAGATTTAGGTGATCGATCTGAGGGTCTCCACCTGCATCCATTTTGAATCATAGTTTCTGCAATACTAGGACCAATGTCTCCTCGTTTAGCCCAAGTACTAGAATCTAGAACTCCATAAGCAACATATTCACCGTGCTCTAATTCTAAAACTTTTCTAGCAAATAAATCTGCAGTTAGTTTTGTGGGGTAAATTTCTCTATAACACCAAAGATTATTATCGTAATCAATAGCAAACCAGAGAGCACAAGCAGGAGAGCTATAACCCCAATCTGCAGCACGAAATCTGTACCATCCTTTAGGAATTTCAAAAGGTTCGACCACGTGAACTTCTTTCTTAAATTCTGGAAAAGCTGAATCATCAAAAGCATCCCAATCTCCGTCTAAAAATTGTCTACGCTGAACTTCAGGTAATGATGCTAGCATGATATAATAATCATCGGTTTGCATCAAAGATGGGTTGTCTTGAAGTTTAGCTGGAATAAATCTTCTACTTATTTTTCTTACACCTGTAGGCGTATCAATAGATATATCAAATGGCGTATTCGGCTCACTTGGATCTACAAACATTTCTCTAACCCATTGAGATCCTACGTTACCTGGGTTTCCCGTTGCTCTCATGTAGACGGGTATCTCGGGGTCAACAGATCTTAAAGAAGATCTTAAAAAATTATATATGTCTGGAGTGGGATATTGTGGTAACTCGTCTATTCCAATCCATGTGTAAGATTGACCTTGGTAACGTAAAACGTCCGTCATGTTTTCTGCATAACCAAACTCTATTCTTGCACCTGATGGAAATCTCCATTCCTTTTCTTGTTCTCTCCATTTTGCTCCAGGAAATGCCCTTGAATATAATCGTTGAGAATGATTAATTAAATCCCTCAACTCTGGCATTGTCCTCCTTATTAGCAGTGCCCTATGAGAAGCTTTACTACAATACCTTAAAGGGTCAACCAACATGGCGTAGGATTTACCACCACCACGTGCACCACCATAAAAAACTTCTCTTTCTGAAGCTGCAAGGAAATCTGTTTGTGGACCTACGTTAGGTTTAAAGATTACATCTTGCGATTTAATATGCTCTTGAACATTATTAGGAACACTATCGATTATGTCTTCAGTAAGTAGCTGTGTTTCTTTTCCGTCTAATGCGTTGTTAACACTTTTAATTTTATTTTTTATATTTTCTGCAGACTTCTTTGCAGAACGTAAAGCTTGTTCAGCTTTAGCAACTTTCTTTCTACTTCGTTCTAGAGCTTGCTTCGCAGAAATTTTAGCTTTCTGCTTTTTCTTCTGTGGTTGCCTCTTCGGTTTCGGAGGTGCTATTAATTCGTTGTCTGAGTCCGACATGTGATATGTATCTTCCTGTCTTACGATGTAACCAGTTTGCTGTTTCTCTTAATGAGCAAGTTTTTAAATATTGCTTAGCTTGTTTTAAAGCGTCCAGTTCTTCTCTAACTGGCTCAATATATCCAGGTTCATTCGAATCTCTATAACCAAACGGCGTAGTCTTTCCACGTTTCTTAATCTTTATCGGTTCCATCTTTTGCAGGTAATATAAATATTCCATGCATTGCTTTCATGTTGATATCTATTTGATCTTTTTTCACAATGCCTATACGATCTAGTATTTGTTTTGCTGCTTCCATTCTAATGTTAGCATGTGGAGTCGTTCCATCTTCATCTAACATGTCAACCATTCTTGTTGCAGCTTTTGCAGAATGTACAGCTAAATAGTTTTCTGCTCTAGCTGTTATTTCTGATTTTAAATTCCGTAGTACTTTAGGATAGCTATGTTCAGAATAACCCGCTATCTCACCTGCTAGTTTTGGATTGCCTCTTGCTTCTCCGAATAGTGCGTCTAGAAACTTTTCCTGCATTTCGGTAAGTTCCTTTTTCTGACTCGGAAGAATAGATGAATCCATGCTTAGCATTTACCTCTTTAATGATCTCCCAGAAATCTTTATTCTTGATCTGATTTTTGCGGACCACGTCTTTCATTTAGATATTCTCTTAAACTCTTACTGCCTAAATCTTCTTTAGTTACAGTTGAGTATTGTTTATCATTAAACATAAATGTATCTAATCCTTGAAAACGTGCTTTCTTAAATGCTTTACCAAAGTCTGATATTTCTAATGGACCACTTGTAGATTTCTCTGTACCTTTAGACATGATAGAACTTTTGGATAGAACACTACCTTTTGGTTTGTAGTCTTCCATAGCTTGTGGAGATGGCTTACCTCTAGGCAAGTCTTTCTCTACGTCAGCTTTAGCTCTACGTCTCATAGCTTTTGGTGATCCAGGTTTTTCAGCAAAGACATCTTTGAAGAAAGATTTAATCTTTTTAATTCCTGGTGTATATTTC